CCTGGGAAACCAAACAACCAGTCAACGAATTTCATGGGCGCAATGCAGCGTGCTTCCCTAATTCGTTGATTTACGCACAAATCATCTTCCATAAATGCATTTGACCAATTGATGACTCTTGTGACTGAATCTATGTAAGAAGTCAAATTCGCGGGTGTTATGTCTGCTACTGGCATGGCGAGTCTAGTTTTAAAGGCTAAACACAAAGCCGACATACATTGGCACGAATAAACAGGCAGCCTGTCAGAAACTGCTAAACCGGCCAACTGAGCAGCAATCTTACGTTTACATGGCATTAAAGGAAGGGGAGCGTTGGTGTAATCAACGCCGCAAAATATGACTCTCGCTGTAGGATGCATCGGGATATCCTTATGTGCGAACTCTTTAGGACAAATCGCGTGCACAACGATCGGTTCAAAATTCGTCTTAACCTTCGTATATTTACAATAGGCAGCCCAACTTAAAGCAGCAGTCAACATAAACTTTAACGGTAAACGCAAAACCATGTAAGCGCAGGTTTTTGCAAATGTATGTACAACAGTTAAAGGCAATGACGCTGCCAGAGGATTGGGTCGGCGGTTCACTATAAAAGCGCGCAAAATGTACAACGAAGAAACGCCTACAGCGAAAACTACGGCCGACGTGGTTAACGTGGTTGCGAGAGAAACGGCGTCTGGATCGCCTGAATCCAAACTATGCAAGACGCGATCGTGTCTTCGAGCCAGATCAGGTTGAGCGTGCAAATTAATCAACATGATCTCGTCCTGCAAGCCAGCGAACATGGCAAAAACCACGGAACCAACAATCACTAAAGATTGGTTGGGATACTTCATGCCAGAACTAATATACATACGAGTAGCTATCCCAACCAACAATTCAAAAGTCTTGTAGTCACGAAGTTTCCCAACAACTTGTAACTCCAAGTATTCAACCAATTGTTTGGGCAAAACAAAGGTTGATCGTTTGAATGGCACTTTGATAAAATACAAATAATCACCCCATAAATGGTATGACCACTCAGTACCTAGTAAATATTCAGACGTTTCCTTGCCCACAAGATCGAATGGCGCACGTTTAAGCACATCGACAAAAGAAGTGGGATCCAATTTCTTTTCGAAATACGTTTGACAACTAGACTGCGGTGGTACATAACCAACCTTGCTCAAAGTAAGCAAGTTGCGAGTCCCTACATTTACAAAACTCCAAACGATGGCACCACCATCACAAATAACCCAAGGTTTCATGTTTAGAATGGAATAATCAAATTCTTCTCTAACAGTACCGTTTTGGTATTTGATTTGACACTTACGATGGCCTTGGTCATCTATGAACGGGTGCACACTCGCGCCACAAGCTCCAACGCTTGTTGACTTCGCACTTATATTACAAACATCACCCCAAATAATGGACCCAACTGGTAAGTTGGCCAAGTAATCTATAATCTTATCAACGTGGTTGTAACCCAAAGCTCTAAGAACAAACATTTTAACTGGAGCATTGACCGGAGGCAAATTGTCAATATGAAATGGTCCAAATAAGGACTCAGGATCATAAAAACCGTAAGCTCCAGCCAAAGCACCCATAGCATTGTTTGACTCAAAATAATTTACAGCTGGGTTGACGGGCCCATTAAGGACCCAGTCTACATGTTGAGGAATTTGTAAGAACGTGGCCAACGACTGTAACACAGCTACGTAATTGTAGTGCACGACAGGTTGGGTTGGTATAGGAGGGACAACGAACAGATCAAGTACAGATGAGGTCGGCGGAAAACCGATGGGTAAAAAGATGGGTTGTGCAGCCGGAGGTGCTGGTGGTGCATTAAAACCACCTTGCCTTGGCGGGCGACGGCCGGGTGCAAGATTATTTGGAATCATTCCAGAATGATACTTACTGGGAAAATGATTTTAATTGTGACAATGCGAATGAAGAGTATAGTTCTTACG